GCTAAGAAGGGACATATTCGTGCAGCCTGAAAAACCCAAAGGAAAAGTTTACGTTCAGACGACGAAGGGCGTTTATCCGTACAGCCTGTTGCAAAAGGCGGAGACAGAGCCGTCTTCGAAGCAGCTCAAAGAGAAGTCCCGATGGCTGGCGGAGCATGATCTCGTCACACCCCCCTACTCTCCTGAAAATTTGTTGATGCTGTATGAGTCGAACTCTACCCTGTATCGTTGTGTGACGCAATTGGCTGCAGATGTAGCGGGACTGGGATGGAACTTGCAATTGATAGAGGGGAAAAAGGAGAACAAGGCAGAATATGATCGTTTGCAAGCTTTCTTAGAAAAACCCAATGCCAAGGAATCATTACGAACCATTTTGAAGCAAGCACTGATTGATTGGGGATCTGTAGGCTGGTGTAGCTTGGAAGTGATACGCAACAATAAAGGGGAAGTTGTTGGACTGTATTATGTCCCTGCCCATACGTTGCGCGTACATATATCGGGGGAGAAGTATTGCCAATTACGCAATAATAAGAAAGTCTGGTTCAAAAAACTTGGTTCGACAAAGGATATCTCCTCGGAGACAGGGGCTGAGGGAACTTTCGATCTGGAAAAGAGGGCGAATGAGCTGATCTTCTACAAGAACTTCTATCCGAAATCGGATTACTATGGTGTGCCCAACGGTCTGCCCGCTGTTGGAGATATCGTGGGACTGATCGGTCTGCGGGACTATAATTTAGCCTTCTTTGAGAACTATGGAGTGCCTTCAGCTATCGTTATACTTGAGGGGGAGTGGGAAGAAAATTCAGACAAGGTAGTAACAGACTTTCTTAATAAGGAAGTCAAAGGGACTGAGAATGCTCACCGAACTTTGGTGGTGACTCAACCTAGTGGCTGTACGTTCACCTACAAGCCTTTGGTGACGACTGCGAAGGAGGCTAGCTTCAGGCTGTATGAACAAGGTCGCAAAGAGGATATTCTCGTCGCTTATTCTATGCCTCCAGAGAGGGTGGGTATTCGGATTGTTGGCAAGTTAGGTGGCAATGTGGCTGAGGAGGCTACTCGAATCTATGTCCAGGGAGTCGTCGAACCGTGGCAGACAGATTTCGAGGACATTTTCAATCAGGGATTGCTGGAATCCGATATCTATGAGTTCAAGTTTGAGAATATCGACCTGCGAGATTACAACGCTGACGTGGAACGTATGCTCAAACAGATCGAGCATGGGATGCTTACACCGAATGAAGCGCGCAATGAACTTGGCTACAAACCCTATCCGGATGGTGACAAATTTTACATTATGTCGAGTTTGGTAGAAGTGGGCGAAACGTCTGATGAAGATTAGGAACAAACTTGACTGGCTGTTGCGGCGGAATGAGAAAGTTATGCAGGAGGCCGTGCAGAGATGGTTTGTTCTTACTACCAAGCAGATTCAAAGAGACTTACGCACCAAGTTTGTCAAGGATGTAGCAGGTGAGTTGACCGATTGGGAGTATCTGAACGTACAGGGACAAGAGATTCTTAAGCCAGCAACTTTGAGTGTGATGCAATCGGGAGGACAAGAAGCTTACAATCTGTTTCAGGTTCATGGCTCGTTTGATGTTTTGAATGTAGAGGCGGTGAAGGTTGCTGAGAAACACTGTGCCAAACTTGTGCGAGAAGTGAATCAGGAGACGAAAAATGGAATACGCACGTATATTAGAGAAGGTATACGACAAGGCCAGTCAATGGATCAAGTGGCTCGCGAATTGCGTCCGTTGGTGGGATTGACTGAGAAACAAACGCAAGCAGTCATGAACTATCGGGACAAGTTGAAAGAGGAAGGGACATACACTGATAAGAAGTTTCAGCGTTATGCGGACAAGACACACCGTCGGCGTATGCAGACAATTGCTCGGACAGAAACGGCCCGAGCTCAGAATATGGGTTACATGGAAGGTCTGGGGGATTTGGGAGTAGAAAGAGCGGAATTCTCCGCTACCTCAGGGGCCTGTGACGAATGTAACGATCTCAACGGTCAGGAATTTCCTCTTGATGAAGCAAGGGGGATCATTCCGGTTCATCCGAATTGTCGATGTGCACTGTTGCCGGTTGTCGCAGGAGAGGCAACTCATACTATTGCGCAAGCACAAGAAGCTTTACCGGATCACATTGAGGGGTTGTTGGAGAGGTTGGCTGCTTCAACCGACCCGGCTGAAGGTCGGAAGATACGGAAAGCTTTACGGAAACTTGGCCACAAAGGTGGATTGAAGGGCCCGAAGCCTGCTCCTCCCATTACTCCTGTTAAGCCTCCTGTCGTGAAACCTCCCGAGCTTGTGCCGAAACCGAAGCCTGTGGGTACCTTCGCAGAGCAGCAAAAGGAGTGGGTAAAAAGTATCTCAATATCTGAGGAAAATGCCTTTCTACGCTATACTGTGCAAAGCAGTCAATCGAGTAAAATGAGGCTGGTACAGCAGGACATGCTTGCTGGAAAGCTTAATGTGAACGCTCTAAGTGGAGAGCAGATAATCAATCTAAGAGCGATAAAGGAGATGGAAATTGCGATAGAGAGAGCTCCTGTATACCCTAAGGCGATCTATAGGGGAATGTCTTTTAAGTCTGTAGATGACCCCATGTGGAGGGCTCTTCAAACCCAACTCGATGTTGGAAAGACTTTTTCTTTTAGGAACATACAAAGCTTTAGTACGTCTGAAAAGCAGGCTCTTGTATTTGCTCGCAAGGAAAAAGTACATGTTGTAGTAAAAATGAAAAAAGCTCCAAAACGGTCAGCAGTTATTAGGGACATCAGTGACTATCCAAAAGAAGAGGAGATTCTGGTTGGGTCAAATTCTAAGTATAAAGTTTTAAGCAGGGAGATACAGGGAAAGGGAGCATCTAAGACGTATGTCTATACGGTCGAGGAGGTCACGAAGGCTGTTCCAAAGTTACCGAAACCGAAACCGAAGCCTATCCCGAAACCAAAACCTGTGCCGAAAAGTCACTTTGATGATGTTGAGGGTTGGGAAGAACGCTTGGCAACCCATAAAGCCGATTTGCAGAAGAGAATAGGTTTTGATATGGGGGATGTCAAGTGGCACATGAAGCATGATTCTAAAACAGAGGAGGCTTTGAAAAAGTTTAAGACAGCCATTGGGTCCTATACGAAACCTAAGGGTAGTCTTGATGTAGCTCGAAAGACTTTCAATAGTGGAGGGCACAAGGGAGCTGCAAAGAAATTCAATGCCTTTTGTGATAAGATGGAGGATATAGGGGGTGATGATGTTCTGGCTCATTATAATAAACAACCTATTCGGATTGATGTGGTAGGTCCCAACTTCCGAGCTGGTTCTGATTTAGAAACTAGAGTTATCAAAATGGGTTCGAAAGATGTAGCAGAGACCTATTTTCATGAACTTGGACATATGATGGAGACCGACAAAAAGATCCGAGCCAAAGCTCATAAATGGGTTAGACGCCGTGGAAATAGGAAGACCATGCCGTATAACAAAATTGTCACTTGGAGCAAGGATACTGAGATGGCTTACAAGGATAAGTTCATTGATCCTTACATAGGAAAGATTTATGGGAATGGTGCCACTGAAGTTATGTCTGTAGGCTTGGAGCAATTTACTTCTTATGCGAATATAGCAAAGTTTGCTAAGAGGGATTTTGATCATTTTGCTTTCATTCATGGGGTATTGACCGGTGCGATTTGACGACTATTTTACAATCTGGGTGACACGAGAGGATCAAATCTCTCTTGAGGAAGCATTGAAGATAGCTGATAGGGAGTATATATCGTATATGTGTTACGATCCTATCGGTATCAAAGGACCTGAATCATGGTGGTGGTGTGCAGGTGTTTTGGAGGTACTACAACAAGAGGATTTCATCCGGGAATTTGAAGTTGTGGCAGAGGCACCCGGAGATCAACAAATTGAGTCAAAACCTGGAGTGGTATACTGATGGCAAAAGAAGAGAGCTACACAGAGCGTTTTTCGGAGCCCCTCTCTATTGAGACTGATCCGGAAGAGATAGAGCGGATTGCAGAAAGATTGGAAGACTTGAAGGAATTGGATCTAGGCTGATGGCAGAGTTGAACGGCGAAAAGGTTTATCAGAAGCTGGACTTGATTGACGGCAAGGTAGATGAGCTTCTGATCTGGAAAGCCACTCACGTACAAGCTCATGAAGCTTTGGAGCGGGATGTAGCTGACCATCGTAGTGTTTTGTTTGAAAATCCCGGAGTCATTGAAAAGTTGAACACTTTGTGGAATTGTAAATCCAGCCTGTCTGAGTATCGTCGATTCTGGTTGGATATTCTGAAATACGTCATTATAACGATCGTTGTTGCGACAATCACTTGGTTGTTGATGATCTACCGAGGAAGTTGATCTCATGAGAATAGAAGAAGTCAGCGAAGTCAGGCTCAGCAAGGCTTGTGACAAAGAGTTGCTCATTTTGAAGCTGCGTTTTACACAGGCGTGGGATCGGAACGTTCGAAACAAAAGTCCGATTGTCGTGAGTGATCTCACTTCGAATGAGTTTCTCAAGCGGTATAAACTACTCCTGAATGAGATGAACTCTCGAAAGTTGGAACATGATACCACGGAC